GTCGAGTCTGGATTGCGCCAGGTGATTCAGTCTTCGAAACCGGAAGATAGGGTATTTTTATAGAGTGATATCTCTCTTCACTTAGGGGGAGCCCTAGGTGGCAAAAGCGGTCTATTTTGGACAGAACGCTTCTTAGGAATTGGGGGTAAAGGTTTTGGAGAAGAGGAGGTTTGAGGAGCAATAAATTTGTTGCGTCGACGATCATTAGAAACTTGCTTACTTGCCATATTAGCAGCAACAGCAGCATTTCTAGTAGCTTTAGAAGCTATCTTAATTTGATCGGAAACATCTTTTTGCCCCTTACTTTTAAACCAGGTTCTTAACAAAGAGGCACCAGCTGAGATCAAGGCTGGAAACCAAGTACCCATGAAGTTCTCTTTAACCATAACTCCAACCGGCATAGCAGCCAAACACTTATCAAGTAATTCTAAAGCGTTAGGATCATAAGGAGCGGAAGGAGTTGCAAGAACAACGAGACTTTTTTCAGCAACTGAAGGAAAAGTCTCTATATAACAATTCCAGGTAAGAGTCAAGGTTGTCTCCTTAGAGAGACCTTGAAAGAATGCACCATAGGTGTTAATAGGATACCACCTTTGTGCATAAGATGTGTTGTCGGCTGGAGAACTAGGAATTATCAAAGGGGAAGCATTAATTCCAGGTCCATAATCGGCAACAATATCTTCATCTTCAGTTGCATAAACAACAAAGGAAGTATAATCTGGTAATTTTGGAGGGTTATCAATGCCAGAAAAAGTTCCAACACAATAACAACCTTCTGAAGCCTGCCACTGACGACTTCCCGCTAATAACAAGGCGGAGTCAGCAGTCAAAGGAGGACACCGAACCAAATTACCAGAAAACAAATTAACACCAGAAGGAGTGTCAACAGTGTAAAGGGAAGGTTCAATTGAAGATCCAGGAGATCTCCAAACTATGACAGAACCTTGTCTATAGAGTTCCGAGGTAGTATTATGAACTTCAAAACCAACGCCAATTAGTCTGGATGAACCAGAAAGGAAAGTCTTATCGACGTTAAGATGTGAGGAAAAAGTGGGGTTTATCATATTAATTGGAGCGCCAGAAGCACCACAATAAGCAAACAAACCACCCCAACCAGATGCCGAACCAAGGTCAGTAATGTGATTATTTTGACGAACATTAGTCACATTAGTGGTTTGGGCATAAAAGTTAGGCCAATTGACTATATTACAGTCCCAATTAGTTGTAAAACCGGTGGGGGCTGTGATCACCGTAGATTGTTTAATACATCTGACTACAGAGGCAGTGGCCTCAATATCAGGCCAACCTTGTAGATCATAGATTGGTTTATCATGGAAAGGATCCATGTTGGCTAAAAGAAATGATTTCGAGGAAGGGAGGATTTTCCCGTCAACAATGAGCTTATCGAGAACTGATTCTGCGCGAGTAATTCTTTCATACAATTTTTTTTTTTTATACCGCCAACCTCCTTACCTCCATAAAAATAGATAAGATCATCGAAAGACAGATCATCAAAAGGATTGGTCTTACCCAAATTTTGGAAGTGATAAAAATAAAAAAGAAGAGCCGCACGAAATCTATTATAAACTACCTCTCCATGAGGATAAGACATGACAGTGAGGGAATAAGCCTTTGAGAGTGACATATCATCATCCATTTTCTCAATCGAATAGCAGAAAGCAGTCGACAATCGAGAGAGATCATAAAGAGGAAGCCAGTTGTCAAGTCGTTTGTAGAATTTAAAGCCAAGAAAACCCAAGCCTTCAAGTGATGTTTGTACGATAAAAGGATCCAAATCGAGTCCCAAAGAAAAAAAAACTCGTTTAAAGGTTTCTTCTATCGCACCTATCTCAGAAATTGAAGATTTAGGAATTGATATAATGGCATCATCTCCAAACAATTTTGCTCGAACACCCCTGACAAGATTCCTATCTCCTTTAAAAAGATCCAAAAGAATAAGATTAAGACAAATAATATGAGCACATATATTGTCAGGAGTAGTATTGTTGCTACCAGAATTATTACCAGTCTCCCTTTGAAAAATGAGACCAGAAGGATCTATACAACAGGGCCGACAGATAGAATCTATCATGAATTGATCAATATCAGTTTCAGGAAGAAAGGAATGGCGAAGATCATAAACTTCGGGTAAAACAGGAATTTTACGATCCCACCCCTTAACATCATACTCTATGAAGTAACGCTCTTCGTCTGATCCCAAGTAAATAGCTAAAGATTGTACCCCACCATAATAAGGATTAAATCCATAAGCAGACCAAGGATGGTTAACTATCGAAGAATTCTGGTGGGAATAGAAAAACTTTTGATAGTACAAGAAACAGGGTGGGGACATTATAAATGTCCGGACTTTGGAATTATCTATATCGGTAGCAGAGGACCATTCCACTTTATCAACGATTCTCCAAAGAGGTGCTTTAGGGTTAACAAAATAATTGCTTAAGTACGCTAAAAAAACGGAGCACAAAAAACAATCTTTTTTCGTCTTATACCCAAATCTCTTAAAGGCACCACTTGAAGAAGAAAGGTTAATTTCTGACATTATTTCCTCACTATTAGAAAATCGGGAATCTTTCCAAACAGGTTGAAAGCTAAGCTCAGTCAACTCCAGACTTTCTTCATAATAAGGATTCTCTTGATAAGAAGTACATCTTGGAAAATCCATCTTCAATATGGAAAGAC